TACTTGTCCCGCGCTGCTTCTTCACGCTCTTGATAGCTTTCGAGAACGGCTGATTGCTGCTTGGCTGCTTCACGTTTGGCCAATAGTTCTTCAGCTTTCTGATAGGCCATTGCTTCCGCATAGGCTTCAGGGCTTTCAAACTGGTCAACGGACGCAGTTGGTGCAGCTTTCACGATTTGCGATTCCGCAGACCGATTTGCTTGCTCTCTTTCCCACTTACGTTGCTCTCTTGCGAGGCGTTTGCCGATCATCGCATCAATTTCAGCCTGGGAGTACTTCTTTTCCTCTGTGGCCTGATCAACTTGGTTCTCAGCGACTTCCGGCGTACTTTCAGCAACTTCAGGTGTGGCCGTCACATCCGTGGTTGGCGCGGAGTCTACTTCCGCTAGGGCTTGGACTTCTTCAGTCATTTTTTATGAATCCTAAGATTCCTCGGTCTACTGGGCCGATACAGTTTGTGCCGCTATTATGCGGCAGGAATTTGTTGTTCTGCAAGTTTTTCTTGATAAGCAGCAATTACTGCGGGTGTGTGGATAGATGCGGCAATAGCTTTAACTTTGGCATCTTCAGCGCTGTAGTTAGCACCAGGCACGACAACGTGGCGATGAAACTTGCTACTTATTTCAATGCCATCTTCTTTGATAGCGGTTTTGGTGCGAACTTGAACGCAACCATTTTCGATTACTTCAATTAAATCGACAGATACAATTTTTTCTAACATGATATTTCCTTGTTTCCAGCCTGACCGTCCAGTCAGACATTAAAGTTTCCAGTTGTCCGAACTGGTACGGTTTAAGGTGTTCCTGACGTTGTGATGTACGAGAATGTCCAGCTAAAATTTTGAGTTCCGGCAATGGTAGATGCGTCTATAAACACATCGATATAGCTGTTACCAGCAGCTCCGGTAAAGGGCAAAATTGTGGTTGAATCTTTAATCACAACGCCGCCAATCCTTTCGCCATCTTCATCAAAATCGGAAATCGGGGCAGGCAACGACAACCTAAAATTTGTGCCAACAGGGGACGAAACACTTGCAACCGTAACGCGCCCTTGGACGTGAACCACACGCCCTGTTTTAGAAAACCCACCCGTATTTTGTGTGGGTTCTAAAGTAATTGTCCCCGATGTGCCTGGTGTTGCAGTAACCGTGTAAACACTTACAAAATTTGATTGAATTTGGTATTGCGTTGCATGGTCAACACGGCTTGTTGTAACCGCATTGGTAGGGTACAAAGCCGCATCTGCAAACACTTTTAGCGCTGGCGTAAATAACGGAATAGCATCGTTGGAAGTACTGTTGCCAATTATTAGGTTGCGCTGAAACACGACTGAAACAGCCGCTTCGTCGACCAAACCAATAAATGCAGGGTTTTGAGTAGGTAAAGTATCAAAGATATTGTTAATAATTGTGCATTGGTTGTACCCACTGCTAGCGGCAATGGCTTTCGTTTGAAATGCACCAGACCCTGCAAAGTAATTATTTGCAACGGTCAATTTTGTAAATGTTCCAAAGAAAATACTACCAGGCACTGTATCGCAATTGGCTTCAAAATAACCATTTATAAATGACACGCCAGTAACATCAAATGAACTGGCATCCAAATTCATTGCGTTTCTTTTACTGCTTTGTATAGAAACTCCGTCAAAGACGACACCATTACAGTTTTGGATTCGGATGCTGTCATAGCAATATGACAATGCGCCACCAAAGAAATTAACATCATTTACACCGGAGCCGGAAGACACGCCAGTCATGTAAATGCCAGCGTATCCGGCGGATGCGGCGCAATAGAAAACGTAGATGTTGTACGCTTTACCAGTGTAGGAACTGTACAAATAAATGCCGTGATAATTAAAAGCATTAACTTCTACGTTGTACATGAACCAGTAGGACGCAAAAATTGAAAGTCCAGTTAAGTTCAAACCATTACCAAAAAGAGTGAGATCGGAAATAGATGTGCGATATGTTGGATTAACGGCTGTCCCCATTCTCAACAATGTAGTTCCAGCAGTAGCCGCAACCAACTGCGTTGCTGTCCTACCAGCGCCCTTAAGATTAACCCAGTTAGGAATAATGATCTGGTCTGGGTTTATCAAATATCTACCGCGAGGGATAAATACAGTCCCCGCAGGATTTCCTTGTGGGTCTTCGCCAGTAGAGTTTGATTTTGCTGCATCAAGGGCTGCAATAAAAGCCGCAGTGTTTACAGCAGCCGTGGCGCTTGAGGATGCGCCATAATCTGCCACATTGACAAGCGCACCCTCAATCATTGAATACGAAACTTTTGTGAGTGCCATTTTTATTCCTTAGACTTGATAAGTTCCAGAAAGCAAAATGTCAAACGCCGTATCCATTGGTATGGCCGCAGCTGCCCCGCCTCCTGTTGGAACTTGTCTAAAAAGAAAGTTAGTGCTTGCAGTTGAAACTGCTATCTGTGGATAGTTTGAAGCCGTTAATGCTAAATTATTGACGTATATCGCTGCTGGCGGGTAATAATTTGCGGATGCTGTATAAGGCAATCCACCAATTGTTATATCGCCAGTTCCAGTATGTGCAGTAAGAACTAAGTAAATTTGATACTGAACCATTTTGCCAATTTTTACATAGGCTCCATTTTGCACAGAATACGTACCTACTCCAGCGGTAGAAGTGCCGCTAATGACAGGCGTAAAAGTACCTTCTTCATAGTCATTCAACAGCTCGCTAGTCATGCCAGCAGGATGGGATGTAGCAGAAAAGTCCACGCCTTGACCAGATGTACCAACTATAAAATTTCCAGTTGATGCGGTAACAGCTGTTGCGCTAATTGCGCGGCCTGCGGTCAAATTGGCAACGCTGACTTGTTTGGTTGCGCCGCTTTGAACAATTGGCAGAACTTCAGTTCCGGCCAATGGGGTTGTGGAAGCGGGAAGTGCGGAAATTTTAACGTCTGCCATGATGATTCCTTATCAGTTGTACAGAATTTCAATTAAAGAAGTGGTGGGCGGTGCTTGGGTAAATGTTAAAGTACCACCTGCAACAGAATATGTATTTCTATTTTGGTAAACGCCGTTAATATAAACAGCAATTACGTTTCCTGAAACCGCATATCCAACAGTTGACCCGTTTCCGGTGTAATTTGTTACCGCAAAAGCGCCAGCGCCAAAAATATTGTCGTATGTTGCAATCAATACATCGTTTGAATCTTTTAAAACAAACTTGTATGAAACTGGCAAAATCCAAATTTCGCCGCCATCAGGTACTCGGCCCGCAGCATCTAGAACAACAGGATTTGTACGAGCGACATTTCCCAAGTTAGTTGTATAGCTGGTTAAAGGAGTTGTTGTGCCAGCCGCGTAGGTGTACAACTTACCGCCAGTCAGAACTGCGCCGGTATTTGTAAAGAACTGGGCCGCAACACCGCCCACTGGGGAAAGAAATACGGCCATTTAGGTCACTCCAAAAGAATCAAGCCACCGTCCTCTTGGACGAGATTGTCACCATTTTCGCACAACAAGTTGCTTTGGGCTTGCTCATTGCCACGCCCACTAAACAACGACACAATCCCGCCCAAACCAAGGGCGAGGCTGTTGCGAAGGGCTACGCCGAAGCTCATTGCTTGTTAATCGGTTTGCAATAGATAGTGCCGCCAGTAGACACTTGGATAGCGCTCACACGCCATACGCCGCTGACATTGATTGGCACTGCAAAGGGAATGGGTGTAAATGCAGGGATCGGGGTGCTGGCAGTTGTGGCCACAGCGCCTTCGCCAACTTCTACAAAGCAAGGCTGGTCAGACCAAACCACTACACCTTGAGGGCCAGTGCTACCCGCAGTGCCTGTAAAAGCCACAGAATAGGCAGGAAAGTCAGCTTTGCTAAGAGGTTTTAAAAGTTCCATCATATTTCCTTATGCCAAGAATTTGAGCTTATACAGCGTGCGAAGATATATCTCAACGATATTATCTATCAATTGTTGGAGCGATGAGTCAGATTTATCAGCCACATCGTATCTTGCGGCTTCAATTTCAGCAAGTGAATCTTGCAAAAACTCAATGATATTGGCCGTTTTCTTGGCCGAATGCAGGGTAATTGGGCCAATTAGACCATGACGGCCTTGATAGGCTTCGGCAAAGTCGTCAGCTGCGCCAATGATACGCTCGTAGAAAATGTTGAGCGCCACATGCTTGCTGTAACTGCGAGTGTTCAAATGCACCGAGTGAGTTACATCACGGGCTAAGAATAAAATTCCGATAAAGTCTGCGGCTTTCATTGTGGCATTCCCATTTGTTGTTGTGGGGGAGGCATCATTTGTTGTTCTTCCATGGCCATCGGCTCTTCACGCATCTCAGGCATCTGGTTCATCATGCTTTGCGACTCCATGGCCGCAGCGACAACACCCATGGCAATGTCTTGAATCTGTTCTTCAGTCATACCAGCCTGCACAGCGGCAATTCGCTTGGTTTCGGCATCATAAGCCTTGATCTGAGCCTCAAAGTCCTTGCGCTCCATGTCCTGCATCTCGATTGACTTGCCGACATTCTGGATCATCTGGTACATCTGCTCCATCTCAGCGCCCATGGCCTGAATCTGTTGCTGGGCCGCCTGCAATGCTGGGTCTTCGTCACCATCTTCCAAAAACTTGGGGTCAATGGTCTTGGCAAAGCGCTTGGCCATCTCTTGTGCGCCAGGCCAGTCCATGTTCTTGACAAACAAGTCACCAGCCACAGACCACAGTTGTGGGTTGCCTTGCAGCAGCTGCGCCATCGCTTCAAGTGCCGCTTGGCGCTTGGTTGCGTAGCCTGGGCCAGTTGTGGCCACCACATCGTACTTGCCAACGCCAGGGTTGTAGATTTTCTCAATCACAATACCCTGCTCATTGACAATCTTGTTGACTGGCATTGGTTGGTCAGGGTTGATCTTGACCATTTTGGTCACGCCATCTTCACCAATGATGCGGGCAATACGCTGAGTGTCGTAAATCTTGGGGATCAAATCCACCAACTGACGAGCCACATGGCGCACGGCACGGGTCAGGTTGTCACCATAGTGGTAAGTACCTACATCACCCTCACGCTGGCGAGCCAGAATGGCTCTACCAGAGCGTTCGTTGGAACCCATGCCAAGAGAAGCGTTATATTGGCCAGTTGTGGACTTAATGTCCTCAGATGCGCCTGCTTTGGCCTGCAATAGCCCGCTGGAGGCCATTGGAGGCTGTGCCCGCTGGGGTAGTGGCAGAACCGCGCCTTGGCCGTCTGTAACGTCTGGATTGACCTCAAGGTACGGCCAGTTGTTTGTGTTGGCTGTTTTCCACTTGTCCTCGTAGCCCTCGAACTGGCCACCGTAACCAATAAATGGCGCTTTTGGCGCCAAGGCCAACATCTCGGCTTCTTGTGAAACCCAATAGTTGTACATCCTTTGGGCATCCTTGGCGTTTCGCACCAAGCCAGAGATGTAAATACGGCCATCAACCTCGAATTCGTTGCCAATCACACGGATCACAGGAATCCATTTGCCAGCCCACTCTTTTTGTTCAAGAATTTCGTAACCGTTGATCTTGCAGTACATCACCCGTGGGCGCTCAGACATGCGTGATTTGACAGGCTTGCCAAACATGTCTCTGAGCATCTTGTCCTCTGGCGTGCCTTCAAAGGCCGACTGGTTGCCAGGGTACAAATTCAGCTTAGTCTTGTCGTAGTCAATGTAGTAATAACTAGCGATACGCACCGTGTCTTCATTGAGCCAGTTGCTGATTGACTGATCGCCCACACCAAGGGACTGGAGCGTAGAGATAGGCGCAGCATCGGGGTACTGGCGCTCGTATTCTGCTTTTGTGAGGTCTTCGGTGATAAAGCAATACTTGGCGTCTGCACCCGTTGGGTCTTGGATCAGCGGATCCATGTAGACCGAGAAGCTATTGCGGATGCGGCCAATCTTGATGTCCTGATCGAATGTGTTTTCGTCACAGTACTCAGTCATCAGAGTGATGTAGCCTTCGCCGTAGGACACCTGATTCTCGCAGGCCGTGTCGTATGCCACATCAGCGTCAGAGATGTACTCAATGTGGCGAATCATGCCATTGAAAATCTCGGCCACTTCCACATCAGCGTTGTCATCGACTGGGATGACCTTCGCGCCTGGGCGGTTCTGACGCATGTCATTCGTCACTTGACGAACGTGCTGCGGCAGTTTGTTAATTGTCAGTGTCGGGCGTGCGTTAATCGTCTGACCCTGCACCGCACCGCGAGTGGCCAATACGTCAGCAGGCCACTGCCAGTGATTGTCAGGTGATCCAGCGTAAAAGCGCAGATCGTCAATCTCGTCTTCACGGCTCTCGGCCAATGCGGCAACTGCCATGTCCAACCGTGCGCGGGCGGTTGTCAGAATGTCTGAATCAGACTTTGGTGGTTTGCCGCCAGCGGCTACATTAGCCGCCGCGACCATTCCGGTTGGATCAGCCATTATTTTTTCTTCTTTTCTGCTTCACGTTTGACTGAATACGCGATGGCCACGGCCTGCTTGACGGGCTTGCCAGCTTTGACTTCAGCTTTGACGTTCTTGCGAAAGGCTTCGGGTGATTTTGATTTAACCAGTGGCATATTAACTCTCCGTGTGAAGAATAGCGTAGTTCAAATTGATCGCTTCGCTGTACGCATTGTTTGTCACGTTCTTGATTTCTACCGTGAACGAGCCGTTAGCGATGGCTGAAATAAAAGCATTGTATGCACCCAAAGTGCCGCCAGAAGCCACGCTAACCACCACCACATCTCTGTTGCTGACTGTGCTGCAATTAACCACAAACACTCCGCTGGCGTTAGGAGACAGTTGTGATGCCGCAGTAGTAATCTGGCCAGAAGGCGTGTTAAGTGTTACCGCTGTGTTTTTATTGTTGGTTTGAGTTACCGTACCAAAAGCACTGGCCGCATAACCAATCGTGCCAGTGGTAACAATGTCGGTAGCCTTAACAATATCAGCGTTGATAATGTTCTGGTCTTCGTATGCAACGCCAATTGGCTTGGTATTTGCCATGATTATTTCTTTTTCGCAGTTTTGGCAGACTCTTTAAAATCTTTGGCCGAAGGCGCTGCTTTAGAGCCAGGCTTGTTCATCTTTTCGCCAGAGCCAGCTTTGATGCGTTCGCGTTTGGCATGAATGTTTGCGTAGAGTCCAGGTTTGGTAGCCATATCAACACTTCCATCGTTTAAGAGCTGCTTTAGCGCGTTCGCCATCTTTGGCGTTGGCCGCTACGGCGCCCATTCTTGCACAAAATGAATCCTTGCGCCCCTGATCTGCCTTAGTCTTGGGGTTAGGCGCTGGCGCCTTGAGATTGCTGCCAGTTTCTCGATTGTACTTCTCACGCCCTTTGGCGGTCAAGCCAGCACCTTTGCTGACGGGCAACTTTTCGCCACGGCCAACGCTGAGAGAGACATTCTTTTTTGTAGCCATCTAACTTCCCATCCATGAAGTTGCAACTGCCGTGCGGTCAGAATATGCGCGGGTTCTTTCCTTCGCAGTATATTCCCTATGAGCCACAGGAAACGCAAATGTAACGCAAATAGCGTCAGCTGCGTCAGGACTGGCCAAACCTCTAGCCTTCATGTCCTTCTTTGACTCCAAAAATATAGTGCCCCTAGAATCTGGCTTGATCATAGGCGAAACCAAATCAGTTTTCAAGAACCTATCTTTAGGAATACTTGCGGTTCTTAGCCAATCTTTCATTTTTCCCCACATTTCAGCGCGTTTATTGCCATACATGATCGGATTTGCCGACTTATTGCCAAAGTTGACACCTTTGATTTTGTACCTTTGTTCCTTCAAACGGTCAACAATGCCAGCGCCAAGCCCACCTTCGTCAATGACCACCAGTGCAGGGCTAAATTCCTCGATGGCCTCAATGATGTGGCCAACAACCGTCATGGTGTCATCACCTCGATGCCTGTCAATGCGCACAATGTCGCGCCCTTGGCGCACAGCAATCACCGTTGCGTCAGCGCCAAAGCGTGCAGGGTCAACACCAATGATGATTGGCGCCGTCTGATCCTTGTATTTGGGCCGTGCCATGGCCTCATCAACAATGTCAGCCGGTATAAACTGGTCATCACCTTCAGATGGGAACATGCCATAGACCTCGACATGTGCCTGGCTTGAGTCGGGGCCGTATTCGTCAATGATGTTCTGGTATACCGCCTTGTCAGTGCCTTCTACGGTGCGTGCGTCAACCACCTTGTTATTCCAAAAGTCGCGCTTGGAGTTAAAGCACTCATAAAAGTAGCCAGTGTTTCGCCGTGGATTGGAAAAAGCCAACCAAAGGCGGTTCGGTGTGTTCTCGGTAAAGAAGCCAGCCGTCACAGCCCAGATCGAGTCGTCAATACCGCTTGCCTCGTCAAAAATCACCATCACACCATCAAAGTTGTGAACACCAGCATAGGCATCTGGGTTTTCCGCAGACCACAGACGGCCCTCAACAGCCCAATAACGTGTGCCTTTTTTAAGGTCTTTTTCAACCAGTTCAGTTAGCCAGGCAGCAGGGGTGATCTTGGTGGCCGCAACCTCAAACCAATGGCTGTTGATGCTCATGGCCAACCACTTTGTGATCTCGGCCCATGTCACCGCACGCAGCTGTGCTTCGCTGTTGGCCGAAATGATCGTTGTCGAGCCTATGCGGGTAGACAACATCCAGATGGTAAGCCATGACACGAGGGCTGACTTGCCGATACCACGGCCAGAAGACACCGCACTGCGCAAGGTGTTGAAGTCTACTTTGCCCTGGTTGTTTTTGATGTGCTGAGTAATCTCACGCAGAACTTCGCGCTGCCACTTGCGTGGGCCTTTGAAGTTTTGAAGGGGTGTATTTTCCTGACCCCAAGGGAAGGCAAACAGCACAAACGCCTCTGGGTCATCGGCAATCGCCGGTGTCCACAGAGTGGCCATCAACTCTTGTTCGTCTTCGGGCTTGTAGATCGTGGTTTGCATTTGCGCGATGTTAAACGAAAAAAATAAAAATAAAAATATTTTAAAAAATGTTCGCGGGGCTACCGTTCCTGCGGCCCTTTCGCGCCGGCCCTACCCCCTCCCCCATGGCCGGCTGGGCGGTTGTCCACAGGTACTTTTCCACAATTGTCCACAATTGCTTGTGGATAACTCAAACTGTAATGCCTGAGTAGTATTTTTTCTGTGGATAACTCAAGGTCAACTTAACATAATGGTCATTGTATAAAGTGGACGATGCTTTTCTTGTTGTTTGGCTTTCTTTTTGTTGCGTTTACGCAACTCGTGCGCGTGCGCGTAACCGTACAATTTTTATGCAAAAAGCGCATAACCTTTCCGATTACGCCTGCTTTGCTTCCACATCTACCACGTTACTGTTATCCATCAACACGCGCTGTTTGGCTTGGGTCAGCGCATCCATGACGCTAATCCTGTGATCGGTTACGGCAACATCAATGCGGTCACCGTAGGTTTTTGGTTTAAGTTTGGCAGCCACCCATTTGCGTGCTTCAACTTGCAGACGTTTCTGCTGAACCCAAGCACTGGCCATAGAGCCTTCTAAACCGTCTGGAAGCTCTTTGTCTGACAACTCAATGATTTCCTCTGCCAAACGGTCTGCGCGGTCTTCTACGGCCTTTTCGTAAGCCGCCCTGAACTCTGGGTTGTTCTTGATCATTTGACGCGCCAGCGAGTAACTAGGCATTCCCTCTGCTCTGAGGGTGCTACTTAAACTTTTGCCTTCTGAGATGCCGCGAAGGATATTTTGCCAAGCCTCATGTTCTGCCGGAAACAAAGCTGGACGGCCTGGGCCTTCTCTCTGCACTGTCATTTCTGACGCCAAGTTATCAGTCACTTGTAAACTCCTTAAAAAAGAAGGTACTCACGCCAACTGGCGCTTTCCCTGAAGGTGCGGCAATGGCAACTGCGCACACCGTCATGTTATCACCTCAATCTCAACCTTGTACACATTCGGCCCACCAGACCTTTGGTTGTACTGCCACTCAATCATGTCGCTGCCATCATCCACGCCAAGCCAATCAGCCACACCGTCCCTGACCGCTTTGAACCCAGACTGCAAGTTGTCGCCGTCCAGCTTCCTTGGAGCGACTCTGGTCAACACCACGGTGACTGGCAGTATCTCAACGCCATAGGACTGTGCAACAGCTGCTAGTGCCATTCTGGTCTTCTGCCTTTGCGACTTCACCAGCCTTGCTTTGGCCGCCCAATGCAACCGCATGTTGGCCACGGACACGATCTTCATGTCCATCTCGACTTCGATCATGCAACGGCCTTATCAAGCGCTCTGTTGACTGCTCTGGCCAATGCCGGCCTAAACTCTTGAAGCGACACAAAGTCTGGATGCAGGGCAAACCTTTCCCCGTTCCATGCAAGTCTGTAGTTTGCCTTGCCTGGCACTACCCCATCAGCTACCAACTTTAAACTTTGCCACGGACTGTCAGCATCAGGCACTTTGGAATACATCATCCAACCGATCCCATCAAACTTTCCAAGATCACAAACCTTGCTCCACATCTGATCATCTGGTGGATTTCCGCACCACATTTTTACCTTTTTTGATCTCATCTCAATTCTCCTTAAAAACACTCAAAAACCCGCCGGTATGTACCGAAACCTTTTTTGTACCGAAACCCGAAGGGTTTATATACCCTTTCGGTACGTTTCGGTACACCAAGGGGGGTTTGCTTCGGTACATTTCGGTACGTTTCGGTACATTTCGGTACACGCTTCGGTACATCAAGCCTCTGTACGTTCTGTACCGATTTCGGTACATTTCGGTACAGTTCGGTACATGTCAGAATTCTCCAAAGCCATGTTTTTCTTAACCAGTGCTTCCACGCATTCTTTGAACCGGCGAGCATTCAGACCATGCTCTTTGGCCGAATCACGCCACTCATCATAGTCCACCATGGCCGCAAACCCTTCAATGCCGTCTGCTGCACGTTTGGCTTCTATGGCCACTAGGCAGTTCAATGCAATGCGCTGGTTGCCTGACAGGATCACCCGCTTTTGGATGTTGCCCATCAGGCCGCTAATGTCCACAGCCGTAAGGTATGCGCCCTTGACCGCTAGCCCGTGCTTGTCTTGGATTGGCAAGTCCACTTGCGTGATCTGGAAGTTCTTAGGTGCAGGCATCTCTGCATCCTTCATTTTCTTGGATTCAAACGCTATGGTCTTGGTTCCCGAATCCAGCTGGCATCGGTATTCCGCATCCAATGCACCCTTTAGGGCTGTGCTACCCCTTGACCTATCCTTGTCAGCCACGCCAGAGTGATGCACCACCAGAACGCAGCAGTTCCATGGTTGGCGCAAGTAGGTGTCAAGGTGCTGAATGAACGCATTCATGTCTTGCGTGCTGTTCTCATCCCCGCCATGGTTTCTGGCCAAAGTATCAATAATGATCAATGACGGAACCGTGCCCGCCTGTGCTGACAACTCTTTAATGCTTTCAGCCACCACCGCAGCCTCAGTCGCGTCATACAACTGCGCCGCACGGTGGCTTTTGTACAGTGGCGCACCGTCTAAGGTCTGGCCGTTGCCGATCTGCCATGCCTTAAACCGCCGTGCCAAGCCGTTATGACCTTCGCCGGCAATGTAGAACACTGAGCCTTGCTTAACCTCATGGCCATGCCAAGCACGTCCTGTGGCCACGCAGCAGGCAATGTCGATGCTAACAAAGGACTTACCACCACCTGGGTCACCGAACACTTGCGCCAGCGAGTCTGCCTCAATGTAGTCATCAACGATCCACTTGATTTGCGTGAGTTGCAGGCTGTCAGCCCGACTGAACTCAAACGCCAGTTTGTCTTTCATTGGCCCAGCCACGCGCTCGATCTGCTCTTTGACGGCATCCAAGCCTTGCAGGCAATGCAAATCATTGAAGTCTGTAGGCTTGTTGTCCACCATGTCCGAGTCAGAAAACGATGGGTAAACAATTTCACCAAACACCAATGCCGCAGCTGCACGGCCCTTAGTCACGCCAGGGTTTCCTTCCGTAAACTGGTCATTGTCTGCGCCGATCACAATCTTTGAGCCTGGGAACATCTCTTTGGCGCTCTTGGCCACCTTGGCCAGATTGCCGCAGTCAAACGCCACCAACACGGTGTAACCAGTCGCCTCATGGATGGACGCACATGTGGCAAAGCCCTCACCAATGAATACGATCTTGCGGTTACCACGCAGTTCGTAGAAGCCGCCCTCGATCTTGCCGCCTTTCAAGAACCGCTTGTTGCCATCTGCATCAATGGTCTGGTAACTGAGGATTTCCCCAGCCTGGTTAATTACCGGCACAACCAGTCTGCCTGCCCTATCAAT